ACAGTTTAATGTTGCTAACCCTTATCAGTTGCAACAACAAGAGTTGGATCGCAGACAGAAAATGGCTGAGATTCTGCAACAACAGGCATTTGAGCCTGTTCAAGCGGGGTCATACCAAGGCATTCAAGCCCCGATCAGCCCCGTTCAAGGTTTGGCTAAAGTGCTTCAAATGTACTTGGCAAACAAAAATCAAGAAAACTTGAAAACAGAGCAAAAAGCCTTGGGTGAACAGTACCGCGCTGATACATCTGCCGATATTCAACGCTTAATTCAAGGTTTGCAAGGCAAAGCGGCAACGCCTGAAGTCAAACAAGAGCCAACGGCAAGCGATTTTGCGGATAATCCAAACCTTGCGTCATCATTTGCGCAGATGCAACCTGAACAACAAAAAGCGTTTACGATGCCCGCTATGCCCGCAAAGGCAGCGGGTGTTCTTGACCCATCGTTGATTGGTGAGTTCAAAACGCCTGGTATGCAACAACAAGCCTTGTCCATGTACATGGGTCAACTTGCACCTAAAGCGCCTTTGGTGCTTAAAGAAGGTGAAACTGCATTTAATCCAACAACATATGAAAAATTGTTTGCGGCTAATGCAAAGTCTCCTTTTGGCAATGTTAACCCCGCCTCATTTACGCCTGAGAGTTTGAAAGCATTTACTGCTGGTGGTGCTAATGATTTCTCTTTATTAGTGCCCGCTGTTGGCGCAGATACTCAAGCAAGATTGAAACAAGAGCGTGAGATTTCTGACCGTGCATTCAATGGTTTGAGTGCAAATCAGAAGGCTTCTCTTGCGAATGAAGGTGCAAGACTTGGAATTAGTGCGGCTGATCTTTATTTCAATACTGGAATAAAAGCGGGCGGCGTGCCCAATGTGGCAGCACCACAACAAGTTGCACCGCCTGTCGTTCCACAAGCCAATATGCAAGCGCCACAAGCTAGGCCCATGCAACCCCAAGCCGTGCCTGTTGCACCCCCCGTTGCGCCTCCTGTCTCGCCTAATCAAGCCTTGGTTGCCGCATTGTCTCCCAAAGCCCAACAAGAGTTGCAAGTTAATCAAGTTAAAAACCAACAGGCTGCGGCAGAGGTATTGCCACAAGTTATGCAACAAGGTCAGACTTTAATTAGTGCTATTGATCGCATGATTGGTGCAAAAGACGCACAAGGCAAAGTCATCATACCTGAACACAAAGGTTTGAAAGACGTAGTTGGCACAACCATTCCGTTTGAATACAAGTTAGGTCAAGGCGGCACGCCAGGCGCTGACTTCAAGGCGCTATACGACCAAGTTAAAGGTGGTGCTTTCCTTGAGGCTGTTCAACGCATGAAAGGCACAGGCGCTATTTCCGAGATTGAGGGAACAAAAGCCACAGCGGCATTGACAGAAGCATCAACAGCGCAGTCTCCTGATGCGTTTAGAGCCGCAATGTCTAAGTTTAGAGATGCAATTCAAACAGGCATGGGTAATGCCGCAACCAAAGCGGGAAAGGGTCGAATTCCGACTTACAATCCCGCAACAGGAAGGGTTGAATAATGTCTGAAGCGTTCAAAACTGTCGAGATTCCCAATTTTGGGCCTGTTAACTTCCCCGTCACGATGTCTGACGATCAAGTTAATGCTGCGATTGTCAAGATTACGCAAACCCCAACATCTCAACCCGCAGTAGAAAAAACAGTTGAATCACCCGCTATGGTGCAAGGCCGCCAAGCTGACTTGTCCATGCCAAGCAAAATTGGTTTGGCAGCGGCTCAAGGTTTGACTTTTAACTTTGCGCCAAAGATTGCTGGCGCGGGCGCTGCGGGCTTAGATATTTTGCAACGTGGCGTTAATGCAAACCCAACAGAGGCTTATGCCAACACTCGGGATTACATCAAAGGTGTAAATGAGCAATTTAGGGAAACCAATCCCAAAACTGCATTTGCAAGTGAAGTAGTTGGCGGTTTGCCACTTTTGCTCACGCCTATGGGAATGACAAGCAAGGCGGCTCAAACAGCAGAGGCTTTGTCAGCCGCACAGAAAATGGCTATGGCCGCAAAAATGGCGGGTACGCAAGGCACTATTTCTGCCGTTGGCGCATCTGACATCAATCCCGTAACTGACCCCACAGAATATGCTCAAGATATTGCCAAAAAAGCGGCAATTTCTGCCGCATCAGGTGGTGTTTTATCGGGCGCGGGTCAGGGCGTTTATAACGTAGGTAGCAATGTTGCACAACGCTACATCCCCGAAAGCGCCAAAGAGGCGGCACGAATCAAACTTGCTCAAGCCTTACAACGCGGTTCAAGTGCAGAAGGCGCAAACTCTGTATTAAGCCGTGTTGAGCGTGAAATGGGATTAAATCCTAATGCAAGCATTGCGCAAGCGGGTGGCCCAAGTGCATTGGCTCAATTGGATGTATTGGCCTCAATGCCTGGTCAAGCCAAAACGCTTGTAGAGCGCAGAATTCGTGAGCAACAGACATTTAGACCCGAACGCCTTGTAAATGCGGCTGATGAGGCTCTAGGCACTCAAGGTAAGGGTTTTACGGCCACATTGGAAGCATTGGATGCGGCCAAGAAAGCCACATCTGCACCTTTGTATAAACAGCTTGAAAACGTATCGGTCAAGATTGACCCTGATTTGCAAGCCTTGATCCAAGCCTCGACTTCTGCGCATGGTAAGGCTGAATTATTGACGCAATTGAATAGACAGTTGCCAATTGATATTTCTAAGCTAAAGGCGGGCGATGATGTCCCCCTTAAAGTCTTGGATGTTGTCAAACAATCACTTTATGACATGGGTGAATCAGCCCGTGGCGAGTTTGGCAAAGCGACCAACACAAGCCGAGCATATGACGATTTGCGAGTGGCATTGACAAAGAAACTTGAAGCCTTATCGCCCGCAGATAAAAATGGTTCAATTTACCGTCAAGCCTTGGATGCTTACGCTGGCCCATCACAATTGGGTAATGCTGTTGTCAAGGGTAGAACAGCCATGAAGCAAGACGATATTGCATTGTCCGACTTAATGGGCAATATGTCGCCAAGCGAATTAGAGGCTTTCCGCATTGGCGCGTTGCAATCTTTAAAAGATAAAGTTGGCACAGAGGCGGGTCAGACTTCTTTATTAAAGATGTGGAAAGAACCATCTACTAGCAATAGACTTAAAGAGATATTTGGTGACAACTATCAAAGTTTTGCCCAAGAAGTTGCCAAAGAAGCTAGATTAAAGCCGTTGGAGCAAGTGGGTCGAGGTTCGGGCACTTTCTCTAGAATGGCTGGCGCTGAAGATTTGGGCGTTATGCCTACCACAATGGCTGCGGGCAAAGCGGTAGCAAATGCGGCTACTGGCAACCCATTGGCGGCTGCGGGTGAGGCGGCTAATGTCAAGAACAGGATTGGTCAAGTTATCAATCAAATGCCTGAGACAACGCGCAATGAACTAGCTAAAATGCTGTTATTGCGTGGCCCAACGGGGCGGATGGAAGTTGAAAATACAGCGGCTTTGATTCGTGCTTTAAACCAAAGATCAACGCAAATGCAAACGGGTGGTGGCTCAATAATTGGGCAAAACATTGACCAATACGGCAGATAAGGAAACAAAATGAGTTACAACGGTTCAGGCACGTTCAATATCAACACAGCGGGTCAGCCCGTTGTCACAGGCACAGTCATCACTAGCACAGCATTTAATTTGCTTACTGCTGATTTGGCAACAGGTTTGACAACCGCGTTAACCAAAGATGGACAAACCACACCTACCGCAAATATCCCAATGGGGACGTACAAAATAACGGGTTTGGGTGCGGGTACAGCGGCAACTGATGCGGCTCAATATGGTCAGTTGCAAGCGGGTGCAACCACTATTGCAACCGTTTCAGGCACAGACACATTGACGGGTTCTTTATCGCCAGCTCCTAGTGCTTATGCCACAGGAAATTTGTTTTCATTTGTTGCGGCCAATACAAATACTGGTGCGGCCACAATTAACTTAAACAGTTTGGGTGCTAAAAGCATTACAAAATCAGGCTCAACTGCTTTGGCTGCGGGCGATATTGTAAGTGGTCAACTTTATCTAATTGAATACGATGGAACTCGGTTTCAATTGATTAACCCTAGCACCGTTGTCGTTACTGGTATTGTGTCGCCCGCTAATGGTGGAACTGGCATAGCAAACAATTCAGCAATGACGGTGACAGGTTCAGGTAACTTTGCTTACACAAGAACTTTGACAGGGACAACAAACGTCACCTTTCCAACAACGGGAACATTGGCAACTTTGGCGGGTTCAGAGACTTTTACGAATAAAACCTTAACAAATCCGACTGTAACAAACTATGTAGAAACGCCTTATTCTGCCAATAGTTCAACTGCTATTACTTTGGCTTTGACGAATGGCACAGTTCAAATCATTACTTTGACAGGCAACGCAACAATTACAATGCCCACAGCGGTAAGTGGTAAGTCTTTTATTATGTTCTTGCGTCAAGATGCAACAGGATCACGCACAGTTACTTGGTCAACGGTAAATTGGGCTGGCGCTGCCGCACCAACAATTACTAGCACCGCAAGCAAACAAGATATTTATTCTTTCTTCAGCGATGGCACATCTTGGTATGGCGTAACTGTTGGTCAAAACTTCACACAGTAAGGACTGACAATGTTTAGTGCATCAATCAAATCGGGTGGAAATTCTGTTGTTGCACCTGATGCTCAATTCAATTATGTCACCATGCTTTTACATGGTGATGGGACTAATGGCGCACAAAACAATACTTTTTTAGATGTGGGGGCTGTTTTTACTGCTACTGTTGCGTTGACAACAATGACAGTTACTGCCGTTACTTCTGGCACTATTTTAATTGGGCATACGATTAGTGGCTCTGGTGTAACTTCAGCCACTATTACTGCACAATTAACTGGCACAACAGGCGGTGTTGGAACTTATACAGTAAGCGCATCTCAAACTGTTTCTAGCACCACTATTTCGTCTAGTTTTGCTATTACCCGCAATGGCAATACAACCCAAGGTTCTTTTTCGCCTTATGGGTCTAATTGGGGTAACTTTTTTGACGGAACTTTAAGTGCTTCTCCAACAACAACAAGTTATTGCACTATTCCAAGTAATACTGCATTTGATCTTGGTAGTGGTGATTTCACTATTGAATTTTGGATATTTCCATCAACAGTAAGTATCTCAAACCCTAATGGTGAATCGTGGCTTGTTGCCCGTACAAATTACAGTTCTAACATTGGGTGGTCTGTTTTCCAATCAAATCAACAAATAAGATTCAGAATAGGTAATTCAGGTGGTACTTTCCAAACAGGAAATGTTCTGGCTGCAAATACTTGGCAACACATTGCTATTGTTAGGTCTGGAAGCACAATTTCTATTTATGTAAATGGAACAAGTCAAGCCTCTGGCACTAATTCATCTTTTACAGATGCTTCAACAGTTTTAAATATTGGTGGTATTAAATCAACAACAGGATGGAATGCTGATTATCCTTTTAATGGTTATTTATCTAATTTAAGAATTGTTAAGGGTACTGCTGTTTATACAGGTTCATTCACGCCAAGCACAACTCCATTAACTGCAATTACAAATACGTCTTTGTTAACTTGCCAATCAAACCGCTTTATTGACAATAGTTCAAACGCTTTTACTATTACAAAAAATGGCACACTAAGCGTTCAACGCTTTAATCCATTTGGTACTTCTACCGCCTATTCCACAAGCGTGATTGGTGGGTCAGGATACTTTGATGGCACTGGTGACTATTTAACTGCGTCAACAAACATTTCTTTGAGTGGTGATTTTTGTATTGAAGCATGGTTTAAAACAACAACTACAATAAATTATGCTTGTATATTCTCAGATGAAACCATAAATAATGGAACAACAATTCTTTTGAATAATGGTTCAAACAATGGACAAATTACTGTTTATTCAAAAAATATTGTTACAAATTTTGCATCTACTGTCACGGGTTTAAATAACAACGCATGGCATCATGTTGCTTTTACTAGAAGTGGCTCTACTTGTTATTTGTTTGTAGATGGAGTTCAGCAAAATACAACTACTGGTTCTGGAACTTCAACAGGAAGCACCGCTAGGATTGGCGCAAGTTTTTTTGCTTCTCGTGATTTCTTAGGATATATCAGCGACTTTAGGTTTGTTACTGGTTCAGCAGTTTACACATCTGCATTTACTCCACCAACAACACCGTTAACCGCAATTAGCGGAACACAACTTTTGTTGTCGATGCAAAATGGCGCAATCTACGACAACGCCATGATGAACGATTTGGAAACTGTAGGTGACGCACAGATTTCTACAAGCGTTAAAAAGTTTGGTTCTGGGTCGTTAAAATTTGATGGAACAGGAGATTGGTTAACTACACCTGATAATCCATCACTTGAATTTGGTTCAGGAAATTTCACTCTTGAATGCTGGATTAACACAACTGTTTCAAATAGCGGTTATGTAAGTGCTGTTGCTAAATGGGGAACATCTAATCAATCATGGATGATTCGTGCGGCATCTGCTGATGTAGGTTCTGGTTGGTCATTCTTTTACAGTACAGATGGAAGTAATTACGCTACTGTTTTTGGTTCATCTATCAATGATGGAGATTGGCATCACATTGCAGTAACTAGAAGTGGCAACGTATTTAGAACATTCACAGACGGAACATTAAATAACAGCGCAACTGCGGCAGTAACTTTATTTGATGGAACATTACCAGTATATGTTGGTGCACAAAGTGGTGGGTCAAATCCATTTACAGGTTACATAGATGACTTACGAATCACCAAAGGTTATGCTCGATATACAGCATCTTTTACTGCACCAACTGCGGCATTCTCCAACACAGGCCCGAATTAAGGAAAAATCATGCAAATTGCAATTCTGACTACACCGATTACAGTAGGCGATTATCGTGAACTGTTTGCCAATACATCGTTTAATAGCAATGGCCCAAGCGATGAATTCTTGACTGAAAACAACGCCAAAAAGGTCAATGCTTTCAAAGCCCATGACCGACTGACACAAAAGCTAGTGTCATGCGCGGCTTATGATGATGGTGAGTTTGTTTCGGTTGTCCAAGTGGCCGATCTGAGTGCTGAAGAAATCCAAGCCGCCAAAGACTCTGCAATGGCTCAGATTCGTGCGCAGCGTAATCAATTACTTAAAGATTGTGATTGGACGCAAATTGCTGATTGCTCAATTCCTAAGAAATCTGAGTGGACAACTTATCGTCAGACTTTGCGTGATTTGCCTAGCGCTATTACAGAACCTCGCACCTTTGCTGATTGGCCACACAACCCTGATTGGGTCGAGCGCACTATCTGAGGTAAGAAATGAACAAAGAAGTCACTCACGAACAAATCTACGATAGACTGATTGCAGTTGAAACCAAGGTAGATTCCATTGACAAGAACACAAAAGGTCTTGTAGACGCTATAAACGCCCTTGATGGGGCTTTTAAAGTCTTGGGATGGGTGGCTTCTATTGCCAAACCTATTTTGTGGATGGGTGGACTAATCATGGCTGCTGGCGCTATCTGGCAGACTTGGATTAAAAAATGAATGATTGGCTAGAGGCGTTTATTGCTCTAGCTTTTATTTTTTGTTTTTTGATGTTTTGTGGCCATATCATTTTTTGGGCGATGCCGTGAAATGGCTAATTGCACTTGTTCTGACTTTAGCGCTGCAATCTACAGGCAAAGACTTATGTAGTGTTCGTGAGTTTTACTCGATTGCCTGGGGCATCCATGACCCGACTGAGCGACACAAAAGAATGGTTGAGTGGCTTACAAAACATCAGAACTTATGCAAAAGTACCGACTTTATTGTAATTTGGAACAATTTAAGTGAATGGGGTGGAACTGCTGA